ATGAACGACAACGAAAGCAAGCCGGGATCGAGCGGGAATATGCCGTCGATTTCGACCAGGCAAGGGATCAGATCCGGTGCCGGTTGGATCGCCTCCGCCGATGCTGCTACGAGAGAAGCATTTCTGGACGGTCTGAGTGAAGGCGAGCTGTTGGCGCTGCCTTACCTGTTCGAGTTCTGGGCGCTGGATCATCAATTGCCGCCCGAAGGCGGGTGGCGCAATTGGGTGATCATGGGCGGGCGCGGTGCGGGCAAGACCCGGGCCGGGGCGGAATGGGTGCGTTCGATGGTCGAAGGGGCCAGGCCAATGGACCCGGGGCCAGCGCGGCGGTTGGCGATTATCGGCGAAACCATCGATCAGGCGCGCGAAGTGATGGTGTTCGGTGAAAGCGGCATTCTGGCGGTTTCGCCGCCCGACCGGCGGCCAGACTGGCAGGCCGGGCGCAAGATGCTGAGTTGGCCCAACGGGGCCACGGCGCAGATTTTTTCCGCGCATGATCCTGAAAGCCTGCGCGGGCCGCAATTCGATGCGGCCTGGGTGGATGAGTTGGCGAAATGGCCCAAGGCGCAGGACACTTGGGACATGTTGCAGTTCGGGTTGCGATTGGGCGATGCGCCACGGGTGTGCGTCACAACCACGCCGCGCAACGTGCCGGTTTTGAAGACTATTTTGAAACAGCCGTCGACGGTCGTCACCCATGCGTCGACCGAAGCGAACCGAGCGCATCTGGCCGAGAGTTTCTTGCAAGAGGTGCAGGCGCGCTATGCCGGGACCCGGTTGGGGCGGCAGGAACTTGACGGCGTGTTGCTGGAAGACAACGAGGGCGCGATGTGGTCTTCGGCGATGATCGAAGCGCAGCGGGTCGATCTGATCCCGGATCTGGATCGGATCGTGGTGGCGGTCGATCCGCCGGTGACCGGGCATGCGGGATCGGATGACTGCGGCATCGTGGTGGTCGGCGCGGTGACGCGCGGGCCGGTACAGGATTGGTGCGGGTATGTTTTGGAAGATGCCAGTCAAAGTGCATCGAGCCCGGCGCAATGGGCGCGGGCGGCGATTGCGATGATGGAAAAATGGGGCGCCGACCGATTGGTGGCCGAGGTCAATCAAGGCGGTGATTTGGTCGAGGCGGTGATCCGGCAGATTGATCCGATGGTGCCGTTTCAAAAGGTTCACGCGGCGCGCGGGAAAGCGGCGCGGGCGGAACCGGTGGCCGCGTTATACGACCAGGGACGGGTGTTTCATGCCCGCGATCTGGGGGCACTGGAAGACCAGATGTGCGCGATGACCGCGCAGGGATTTCAGGGCAAGGGCAGCCCGGACCGGGTCGATGCCTTGGTCTGGGCGCTGCATGAATTGATCGTTGGTCCAAGCGCGCATTGGCGACGCCCGAATGTGCGGTCGCTATGATGCGAGATTGTTAAACCTTTGGCGACATTGTCTGCACAAGGCCGGGGCAACCTGGCGGGATCAACCAATGGCAAAGGCGGATCAGCCTTGCCCGCAATGAGGAGCGAGAGGGGAATGGTTTTTCAATTCTTCCGCGGTGGAAACAAAGGTCCGGCCCCCGAGGCCAAGGCCAGCGCGACCGGACCGTTATTCGCGGTGCAAGGCGCGGGCCGGGTGGCCTGGAGCCCGCGTGATACCGCGACGCTGACGCGCACCGGGTTCACCGGCAACCCGGTCGGGTTTCGCTGTGTCAAGATGATCGCCGAGGCGGCGGCATCGCTACCCTTGGTATTGCAGGACCGGATGCAGCGCTATGACCTGCATCCGATGTTGCAGTTGATCGACCATCCCAACCCGGCGCAGGGCAAGGCGGAACTGTTCGAGGCGCTGTATGCGCAGCTGCTGTTGACCGGCAATGGGTATGTCGAGGCGGTGGGCGGCGAAACCGCGGTGCCGCTGGAATTGCATGTGCTGCGATCGGACCGGATGAACCTGGTGCCGGGCAGCGATGGCTGGCCGGTGGCCTATGATTACGTGGTCAATGGGCGCAAGCACCGGTTCGACATGGCGCTTGGGGTCGCACCGATCTGTCATATCCGGGCGTTTCATCCACAGGACGATCATTACGGGTTTTCACCCTTGCAGGCGGCGGCGCAGGCGGTCGACGTGCATAACAGCGCGTCGCGCTGGTCCAAGGCTTTGCTGGACAATGCGGCAAGGCCATCCGGGGCGATCGTTTACAAGGGGGCCGAGGGGCAAGGCAGTCTGAGTACGGATCAATATGATCGGCTGGTGTCGGAAATGGAAAGCCATCATCAGGGCGCGCGCAATGCTGGGCGGCCGATGCTGCTGGAAGGGGGGTTGGATTGGAAACCGATGGGGTTTTCGCCCTCGGACATGGAATTCCAGAAAACCAAGGAAAGCGCTGCGCGTGAAATTGCGCTGGCCTTTGGTGTGCCGCCGATGCTGTTGGGGATTCCGGGGGATGCCACTTATGCCAATTATCAGGAAGCCAACCGGGCGTTTTACCGCCTGACGGTGTTGCCGTTGGTCGGCAAGGTGACGGCGCGGATAGCCGAATGGTTGTCGCGCCATGCGGGTGAAGCGTTGGATCTGCGCCCCGATCTGGACCAGGTGCCGGCGCTGTCGGCGGAACGCGATGCGCAGTGGAAACGGATCAGCGACGCGGCGTTTCTGAGCGAGGCCGAAAAGCGCGTGTTGCTGGGATTGCCGCCGGTGAGCGAAGACCAAGATGCGGGATGATCGGTCCGGGTTCGAGCCGTTCGATTGTGCGCCGGCATTGCGGTTGGAGGCGCATGAAAGGGTGAGCAAGCTGCATGTGGATGGGTTCAACCGGCGCATCGAGCGGTTGGAAGCGGAAATCGAGCGGTTGGAACGCCGTTTATGGCTGACCGTTTATGGCGTGGTCGGTGTGATCTTGGCGCAGGGGCTACAATCCCTGATGCAGGTGCAATGAAGGGGTCGAGATGAATTTGGAATGTAAATTTGTAAGCTTTGACAGTGCATTGAGTGTCGCAGGTGATGCGATGATTGAAGGCTATGCCAGTTATTTTGGACGCCCGGATCAGGGCGGAGACATCGTTCAACAAGGGGCCTATGCCGCGTCATTGGCAGCGTTAAAACGCGAAGGCCGCGCGGTCAAGATGTTGTGGCAGCATGATCCGGCGCAGCCGATCGGCGTTTGGGACGTGGTGCGCGAAGACAGCAAGGGATTATGGGTCAAGGGCCGGTTACTGGAAACAATCGGCAAGGGGCGCGAGGCGGCGGCGTTGATTGCTGCGGGAGCGATTGACGGGCTTTCCATTGGGTATCGCACAAAGCGGGCGGTGAAGAATGACAAGGGGCAGCGGGTGCTGACCGAACTGGAACTTTGGGAAGTGTCTTTGGTGACCTTTCCAATGCTGACCAGTGCCCGCGTCGGCGCGAAGACCGACAGCATCATGGCGCGGGATATGCGCGACATGGCCGCCGCATTGCGGGCCGCGCGGCAAGACATGGCGCGTCCCTGACGCGTCCGGGCTGAACATTAACAGAAAGGGTTGCTGATGACCGAGATGCAGTCTCGGGCCGGGGAAGATGTGTCTCCGGCCACGGAAATGAAATCTGCCGTGACGGATTTCTTGAAAGAGTTCAAAGGCTTTCGGGCCGATGTTCAGAAACGGTTTGAAACACAGGAAGAGCGACTTACCATGCTTGATCGTAAAACATTTACCCCGGCGCGTCCGGTTTTGTCTGCCTCGATCGAAGTCGGGGCGCCGCATCAAAAGGCGTTTGCGGCCTATCTGCGCAGCGGCGACGATGACGCGCTGCGCGGGCTGGAACTGGACAGCAAGGCAATGTCGAGCGCCGTCAACAGCGATGGCGGCTACCTTGTCGATCCCGAAACCGCGGCAACGATCAAGAGCGTGCTGCAGTCCGGCGCGTCGATCCGCAAGATCGCCAATGTGGTGTCGGTTGAAGCAACGTCTTTCGATGTGCTGATCGATCATTCAGATATCGGCCATGGCTGGGCCACCGAAACCGGGTCGGTGTCGGAAACCGGGACGCCGTCGATTGACCGGATCACCATCGCGCTGCACGAATTGTCGGCGCTGCCCAAAGCCAGCCAGCGGCTGCTGGATGACAGCGCCTTTGATATCGAAGGATGGCTGTCGGAGCGGATCGCCGACAAGTTCGCACGCGCCGAAGCGGCGGCTTTCGTCAATGGTGACGGGGTGGACAAACCGACCGGGTTCCTGACCCACGGCACGGTGGCCAATGACAGTTGGAGTTGGGGCAATCTGGGATATGTCGCCACCGGGGTGGATGGCGATTTCAACGATGCCACGGAAATCATCGACCTGGTTTATGCGTTGGGGGCGCAATATCGCGGCAATGCCAGTTTCGTGATGAATTCCAAAACCGCAGGCGCGGTGCGCAAGCTGAAAGATGCTGATGGCCGGTTCTTGTGGTCGGATGGATTGGCGGCGGGCGAACCGGCGCGGTTGTTGGGCTATCCGGTCTTGGTCGCCGAAGACATGCCCGATATCGCCACCGGGGCGGATGCCATCGCCTTTGGTGATTTCGGGTCCGGCTATACCGTTGCCGAACGCCCCGACCTGCGCATTCTGCGCGATCCGTTCAGCGCCAAGCCGCATGTTCTGTTTTACGCCACCAAGCGCGTCGGCGGCGATGTCAGTGACTTTGCCGCGATCAAGCTGCTGCGGTTCGCCGTCTCCTGAGGGGCGGTGAAGCTGGGGCCGGTTGAATGACCGGTCCCGGGGCGCGCGCTGCCCCTTTCGGGGAAGGCGTTGTCTAGCTGCTCCCTCCGTCCGAGCAACGCTGGTGGCGCGCGCCTGATGGATGATGGGTAATTTATTGGAGTGAATCCATGATGTTAGTCGAAGAAACTTCGGTACCGATTGCGGTTTTACCGGTGCCGGAGCTGAAAGCGCATCTGCGGCTGGGCAGCGGGTTTGCCGAGGATGATTTGCAAAACGCGGTGTTGGAAAGTTTCCTGCGCGCGGCGATGGCGGCGGCGGAAGCGCGAACCGGCAAGATCCTGATCGAACGGGAGTTCAGCTGGATTCTTGGGGATTGGCGCGACGCCGAGGCGCAGGCCTTGCCGGTGGCCCCGATCAGCGCGGTCAGCGCGGTGGTTCTGATCGACCGGATGGGCGTTGAAACGATGATGTCAGCGAGCAGTTACCGGTTAGTGCAAGATAGCCAGCACCCGCTTCTGTGCCCGGTCTCGACGTTGTTGCCGATGGTGCCGACGGATGGAACGGTGCGGATCGAAATGACCGCTGGCTATGGCGCCGGTTGGGGCGATATTCCGGCCGATCTGGCCCAGGCGGTGCTGATGTTGGCGGCGCATTATTATGAATACCGCTTTGACACCGCGCTGAGTGGGGGCTGCATGCCCTTTGGTGTGACCAGCCTGCTGGAACGCTATCGTCCGGTGCGGATATCTGCCGGGAGCCTGTCATGACCCCACCGCGGCTGACCCGGCTGTTGGCGCTGGAAACCGCTGACAGAGTGGCCGACGGGGCGGGAGGGTTTGCCGAAAGCTGGACCGTTCTGGGCCAGCTATGGGCCGAGGTGACGCTTCGCAGCGGGCGCGAAAGTGGCGGGTTGTCGAAAAGCCGTTTTCGCATTGTCGTGCGCGCCACACCGCAAGGGTCGACAATGCGGCCGCGTCCGGATCAGCGGTTCCGCGACGGCGACCGGGTGTTTCGTATCGAAGCGGTATCCGAACGCGATCCCGAAGGTCGCTATCTGACCTGCTTTGCCACTGAGGAGGTCGTGTCATGAGTTATGGCGTCACAACAGCGTTGCAACAGGCGGTTTTTCAACGCCTTTCCGGGGATGCGGGCGTGACCGCTTTGGTCGGCGGCGTGTTCGATGCGCTGCCGGTTGGGGAGCCACCTTCGATCTATGTCAGTCTGGGGCCGGAAACGGTCAAGGACAGGTCGGACAAGACGGGCAGCGGGGCCGAACATGATTTTGTGGTCTCCGTCATCAGCGCTGCGGCGGGGTTTTTATCGGCGAAACAGGCTGCAGTGGCGATCAGTGATGCGTTGAGCGGGGCCGATTTGGTGCTGAGTCGCGGGCAATTGATCGGGCTGTGGTTCGTGAAGGCGGTGGCGAAACGCGAAACCGGCACCGATGCCCGCCGGATCGACATGAGGTTCCGCGCCCGCGTGGAAGATAACTGAGAAATCCCAAATAACGGAGAAAGACTATGGCGGCTCAGAACGGTAAGGATTTGTTGATCAAGGTAGATCTGACCGGTGACGGCCAGTTCGAAACCATGGCGGGGCTGCGGGCCACGCGGGTCAGTTTCAACGCCGAAAGCGTCGATGTGACCAGTTTGGAATCGGCGGGTGGATGGCGTGAGTTGTTGGGCGGGGCCGGGGTTAAATCAGCGGCGATTTCGGGATCGGGCGTGTTCAAGGATGCGTCGACCGACGAACGGGCGCGGCAGATCTTTTTCGACGGCGAAGTGCCCGATTTTCAGATCATCATCCCCGATTTTGGCACCATTGAGGGGCCTTTTCAGATGAGCGCGATCGAATATGCCGGCAGCCATAATGGCGAGGCCAGTTACGAAGTTTCGATGGCGTCCGCCGGGGCGCTGAGCTTCACGCCGGAGCTGTGAGATGGTGAACCCTTGGGCCGGTGAGGTTGGAATGGTCATCGACGGGCAACGCCATGTGATGAAACTGACGCTGGGCGCATTGGCCGAGTTGGAGGCCGGGTTGCAGGAAGGATCGCTGATCGAACTGGTCGAGCGGTTCGAGACGGGGCGGTATTCCAGCCGCGATGTGTTGATGTTGATCGTGGCCGGTCTGCGCGGCGGCGGTTGGCAAGGCGCGGCGGGCGATTTGGTCCGGGCCGATATCGCGGGCGGCCCGGTGGCGGCGGCGCGGGCAGCGGCGGAATTGCTGGCGCGGGCCTTTGCCCAGCCGGGCGACGGGGCGGCGTGAACCGGTTCGATTGGCCCGGTTTGATGCGGGCGGGGCTGCAAGGGTTGCGGCTGCGACCGTGGGAATTCTGGGCGCTGACCCCGGCGGAATTGGCGCTAATGCTGGGGCATGGATCCGGCGCGGCCCCGCTGGGTCGGGCCCGGTTGGACGAATTGCTGCGAATCTATCCGGATCACAAAGGAGGTCAGGACAATGAGTGAAATTGATGGGCTGGGCACGCTTCAGGATCAGGTCGATGCGCTGGAGACGAGCCTGGGAACGGCGACGGCCATGGCAGACAGTTTCGAGGCCGAGCTGCGCCGGGTCGGGTCCGCGTTCAACGAAACCGCGCTGGATGCGGCGGCGTTGGAACGCGGTATGAGCCGCGGGTTGCGGCGGGCGCTTGATGGTGTGGTTCTGGACGGGAAGAACCTGTCGGAGGCGCTGCGCACGGTGGCGCGGTCGATGGTCGACGCCACCTATTCGGCGGCGGTGCGACCGGTCACGGATCAGGTTGGATCGTTGTTGGCGCAGGGGGTGGGGAATTTGGTGTCGGGGCTGTTTTCCTTCGAGAAGGGCGGCAGTTTTGCCCAAGGTCGGGTGATGCCCTTTGCCAGTGGCGGCGTGGTGTCGGGACCGATGTATTTTCCGATGCGCGGCGGTACGGGATTGATGGGCGAAGCCGGGCCTGAAGCGATCATGCCATTGGCGCGCGGGGCCGATGGCCGGTTGGGGGTCAAGGCTGACCGCGGTGGTGCCACTACGGTGGTGATGAACATCACCACCCCGGATGTGCAGGGGTTTCAGCGGTCGCAAAGCCAGATCGCGGCACAGATGAGCCGCGCATTGTCGCGCGGCCAGCGGATCAGGTGAGGAGGACAGGATGCATTTTCACGACGTCAGATTTCCCGCCTCGTTGAGCTTTGGCGCGGTGGGAGGGCCGGAACGGCGCACCGATATCGTCACCTTGGCCAACGGGTTCGAGGAGCGTAACACGCCCTGGGCGCATTCGCGGCGGCGCTACGATGCCGGGCTGGGATTGCGGTCACTGGACGATATCGAAACGCTGATCGCGTTTTTCGAGGCCCGGGGCGGTCAGATGAACGGGTTTCGTTGGAAAGACTGGGCCGATTACAAATCTGCCGCACCGTCGGCCAAGGTCGCCCATGGTGATCAGGTCATCGCCACCGGCGATGGCGACCGTGTCACGTTCCCGTTGATGAAAACCTACCGTTCGGGTGCACAAAGCTATGCCAGGCCGATCAAGAAGCCGGTTTTGGGCACGGTGGTGATCGGGGTCGCGGGTACCGAACTGCACGAGGGGGTGCATTTCAGCGTCGACACCACGACCGGCATGGTGACCTTGGCCGAGCCGCCCAATGTCGGGGCAGATGTGACCGCCGGGTTCGAATTCGACGTGCCGGTGCGGTTCGACACCGACCATATCCATGCCAATGTTGCCAGCTTTCAGGCCGGTGAAGTGCCCGATGTGCCGGTGTTGGAGGTGCGGGTCTGATGCGGTTGAACGCGGAATTTCAGGCCCATCTGGCCAGCGGCGCAACGACGCTGTGCCGCTGTTGGTTGCTGTTGCGGGCCGATGGGGTGTCCTTTGGGTTTACCGATCACGATTGCGATCTTGGCTTTGACGGGATCATCTTCAAGGCTGATAGCGGGCTGTCGGCGGCGGCATTGCAACAGGCGACCGGCCTGTCGGTGGACAATACCGAAGCGGTTGGCGCACTCAGCGACGCAGGGGTGCGCGAAGCGGATATCGAAGCCGGGCGGTTTGACGATGCAACGGTGCGGTGCTGGCTGGTCAATTGGGCCGATACTGGCCAGCGGGCGTTACAATTCAACGGGTACTTGGGGGAATTGACGCGGTCGGGCGGATCGTTCCGGGCCGAACTGCGCGGGCTGACCGACCGGCTGAATCAACCTTTGGGGCGGGTGTATCAAAAACCATGCGCGGCAGTTCTGGGCGATACCGCCTGTGGGGTCGATCTGACAACCGCGGGATACGGGGTCGAGATCGCGGCAGAGCAGGTCGAAGACAGCCGGATGTTTCGCTTTGCCGCAATTGCGGGGTTCGAAACCGGTTGGTTCCGGCGCGGGCGTCTGGACGTGACCCACGGTGCCGCGACCGGGCTAAGTGGCGTGATCAAGAATGATTTTGCCGCTGACGGCAGGCGGGTGATCGAACTGTGGGCACCGCTGCGGGCAGATGTGTCGGCAGGCGACGGGCTGCAGCTGATCGCGGGATGTGACAAGCGGTTGGAAACCTGCCGGTTGAAATTCGACAATATAGCGAATTTTCAGGGCTTCCCCGATATTCCCGGTGATGACTGGACGGTGTCCTATCCGGCCAGTGCCAGCGTCACGTCCGGGGGTAGCCGGCGATGACGGCGATCGACGGACAAAGGGTGGTTGCCGCGGCAAGAGCATGGATCGGGACGCCTTATCGGCATCAGGCATCGGTCCGCGGGGTGGGGACCGATTGTCTGGGGTTGCTCAGGGGGATCTGGCGCGATCTGAAAGGGGCGGAACCGGACCTGCCGCCCGCCTATAGCCGCGACTGGTCCGAACCACAGGGCGACGAAATGCTGTGGCGCGCGGCAGGCCAGCATTTGTTGGCCAAGCCAATAAGCGGGCAAGCACCGGGCGATATCCTGCTGTTTCGTATGCGCGCGGGCAGCGTGGCGAAACATCTGGGCGTGGCGGCAGAGCTTGGGGCGGGGGCCAGTTTTATCCATGCCTATTGCGATCATGCGGTGGTGGAAAGCCCGCTGAGCCTGCCATGGCGCAGGCGCATCGTAGCACGATTTGCTTTGCCCGAGGGGGATTACTGATGGCGACCATTCTTTTATCTGCGGCGGGGGCAGCGATTGGCGGTTCTGTCGGTGGCACCGTTCTGGGCCTGTCTTCGGCGGTGATCGGGCGGTTTGTCGGGGCGACTTTGGGCCGGGCCATCGACCAGCGGCTGCTGGGGCAGGGATCGGACCCGGTGGCAACCGGCCGGGTTGACCGGTTCCGCCTGACCGGGGCCAGCGAAGGCGATCCGATCAGCCGGGTCTATGGCCGTATGCGGATCGGGGGGCAGGTGATCTGGGCCACCCATTTCAGCGAACACAGCCAGACTTCTGGCGCTGGCAAGGGCGGCGGAGCGCGGCGCAGCACCGAGTATAGCTACAGTCTGAGCCTGGCGATTGCGCTGTGTGAAGGTGAAATCGGCGGGGTTTGCCGGGTCTGGGCCGATGGCGAAGAAGTGGCGCCAGACGATCTGAACATGCGGATTTATCGCGGCACGGCCGATCAGTTGCCCGATCCCAAGATGGAAGCGGTCGAAGGTGCCGGAGCGGTGCCGGGCTATCGCGGCACTGCTTATGTGGTGATGGAAGATCTGAATCTGGCGCAATTCGGCAACCGGGTGCCGCAGTTTACCTTTGAAGTATTGCGGCCGGATTTCGAATTTGACGGCGGGATGGATATGGAACCCGGCCATGCGATCCGGGGCGTCGCCCTGATGCCGGGGACCGGGGAGTATGCGCTGGCCACCGATCCGGCGGTGCTGGATTATGGGTTGGGTGAAACCCGCACGGCGAATATCAATTCGACGTCGGGTCGAAGCGATCTGTCGACCTCGCTGGCCCAGTTGGAACAGGAATTGCCCAATTGCGCGGCGGTGTCGTTGGTCGTCAGCTGGTTCGGGGACGATTTGCGCTGTGGGAACTGCACGCTGCGCCCCAAGGTCGAACAGGGTGAACAGGATGCCGAAGGGATGCCGTGGTCGGTGTCGGGCCTGACCCGGGCGGGGGCGCAATTGGTGCCAATGCAAGACGCGCGGCCGGTATATGGCGGGACGCCCAGCGATGCTTCGGTGATGCAGGCGATTGCAAAATTGCAAGACGCCGGGCAAGCGGTGATGTTTTATCCGTTCATCTTGATGGAACAGATGGCGGGCAATGCGCTGCTTGATCCCTGGACCGGGGATGTGGGTCAGCCGGTGCTGCCGTGGCGCGGGCGGATCACCGGGGCGCGAGCCCCCGGGGGGGACGGATCACCTGACCAAAGCGCGGCGGCAGAGGCACAGGTGGCGGCGTTCTTCGGCACCGTTACGGCGTCGGATTTCACCGTAACCGACGGGGCTGTCGCCTATACCGGTCCGCAGGAATGGAGCTATCGCCGGTTCATTTTGCACAATGCCGCGCTTTGTGCGGCAGCGGGCGGGGTCGCGGCGTTTTGCATCGGGTCGGAAATGCGGGGGCTGACCCAGTTGCGGGGGGTGAACAACAGCTTCCCCGCAGTGGCGCAGATGCGGGTGCTGGCAGCAGAGGTGCGGGCGCTGCTGGGGTCAGAGGTCAAGTTGGGCTATGCCGCCGATTGGTCGGAATATTTCGGCTATCACCCACAAGACGGATCGGGCGACGTTTTTTTCCACCTTGATCCGCTTTGGGCCGATGACGAGATCGATTTCATCGGTATCGACAATTACATGCCGCTGTCGGATTGGCGCGAAGGCGAAGACCATCTCGATGCCGGTTGGGGGGCGATTTACAACCTCGACTATCTGCGTTCGAATATCGAGGGCGGCGAAGGCTTTGACTGGTATTACCATTCCAGCGAAGCCGACGCCGCGCAGATCAGAACCACGATCAGCGATGGTGCCTATGGCGAGTCCTGGATTTACCGCTACAAGGATATTCGGGCCTGGTGGTCGCAGCACCATTTCAACCGCATTGCAGGAGAGCGGGCGGCGCAGGCGACCGATTGGGGGCCGCAATCGAAACCGATCTGGTTCACCGAACTGGGCTGTGGCGCCATCGACAAGGGCACCAATCAGCCGAACAAGTTCCTGGACCCGAAATCATCGGAATCACTGTTGCCGAAATATTCCGACGGGCGACGCGATGAATTGATCCAGATGCAATATCTGCGGGCGATGCTGGGGTATTGGGGCGACGCGGCGCATAACCCGGTATCCGAAGAATATGGCGGTCCGATGCTGGACATGTCACGCGCCTTTGTCTGGGCTTGGGATGCGCGGCCCTATCCCAGTTTTCCGCGCAATTCCGAGGTGTGGAGCGATGGTGATAACTATGCCCGGGGGCATTGGATCAACGGTCGCGGATCGGCGCGGTCGCTGGCTTCGGTGGTGACGGAAATTTGCCGTCAGGCCGGGGTGAATGACATCGATACCGATGCGCTGCATGGCCATGTGCGCGGGTATTGTCTGACTGAAACAGGCGATGCGCGTAGCGCCTTGCAGCCGTTGATGCTGCGCTATGGGTTTGATGCGATAGAACGCGATGGCGTTTTGGTGTTTCGTAGCCGCACCGGGCAGCGTGATTGGGATTTGCCGGGTGAAAGCCTGGCGGTGAATGACGATTTGCCCTATTCGACCGAGGCGCTTCGCGCGGCGGAAAGCGACATGGTGGGCCGGGTGCGGCTGCGTTTTGTCGAAGCCGATGCCGATTTCGAAACCGCAGCGGAAGAAAGCGTTTTGCCGGATGAGGCCAGCCATGCGGTATCGGTGGCGGAAGTGCCATTGGTGATGACCCGGGCCGAAGGGCGACAGGTTGTCGAACGCTGGTTGGCAGAGGCGCGGTTGTCGCGCGACAGTATCAGGCTGGCGCTGCCGCCATCGGCGTTGCAAGTGGGGGCGGGCGATGTGATCGCGCTGTCCGAACCGGGGATGTCCGGCACGTTCCGGGTCGACCGGATCGAATACGGCGCATCGCAGATCGTTGAGGCGGTGCGGATCGACAAGTCCAGTTATAGCCCGGCGGATTTCGTCGATGAAACCAGCCCGGTTGCCCCGTTCGCAGCCCCGGCCCCGGTGTTTTCGCTGTTTCTTGATCTGCCATTGCTGACCGGAGATGAAATACCCCATGCGCCGCATATGGCGGTCAATGCCAATCCGTGGCCCGGCAGTGTGGCGATTTACAGTTCGGCCAGTGACAGCGATTACGTTCTGTTGGCGACGGTGACAGCCAAGGCCACTATCGGCGTGACCGAAACGGAACTGTCGCGGGCGCAGCCGGGGCTGTGGGATCGCGGTGCCCTGTTGCAGGTGAAATTGAGCAATGGCAGTCTGGAAAGCCGGTCTGAAGCGTCGGTGTTTGCCGGTGGCAATCTGGCAGCGATCGGCGATGGAACAGCGGAAAACTGGGAAGTGATCCAGTTCCGTGATGCGGTGCTGGTGGATGAAAATACCTATCAGCTTAGTCACTTGCTGCGCGGGCAGCAGGGATCGGAAACGGTGATGCCCGATGCCTGGCCGGTTGGATCCTATTTCGTGCTGTTGGACAGTGCGGTGGGCCAGTTGGATCTGGCCTCGACCAGTCGCAACCAGGCGCGCCATTATCGGATCGGGTCGGCCTGGCGCGGGTATGACGACCCGTCCTACCGGCACTCTCAACAGGCCTTTGCCGGGATCGGTTTGCGCCCGTTTGCGCCGGTGCATCTGCGTCAGGACATAGATATATCGGGTGATCTGCATCTTTCTTGGATCCGGCGGACGCGGGTAGACGGCGACAGTTGGGACGGGTTGGACGTGCCATTGGGCGAAGAACAGGAACTATATCTGGTGCGACTCCGGCGCGGGGTCCAGATCGTGCGGCAAGAAATGGTGAACCTGCCTGAATGGCACTATTCCACGGCGGCGATTGCCGCCGATGGTGGCTTGGCGGGGCTGGTGGCCGATGTGGCGCAGGTTTCAGCGGTTTACGGGGCAGGCGCTGTGGCACGTCTGGTGCTGAGTGAATAGGCGGTTCGGGGGCCATGCGAGCAGGCCCGGGCGGTCCTGAAACCATAAAATATTGAAATGGGAGCCTTCACAGCTTTGCGTTTTGCCAAACCGGCTTATCTGCTATAGTGAGCGCGACCGGAGGACCTTATCC